CAATTGAGTTCTCAGATATTTCATTGATTCTTTTTTCTTTTCATATTCTTGTTGGATTTTATTTATTGTTTCTTTTTGCGTTAATATGGAATTTTGTATTTCTGATTGAACCATACTCTTTTTCACAAAATCATAGAAATCATTTTTACATGTTTTTCCATTTCGAATTAAATTTAATATTACTGAAAATGATATATGAAATTTTGATACTAACGTCTGTGGTTTGCCACACAGTAATTCTCTGTATTCATTTGTTGCTGGATATTCAAATAAATTATTACAATGTACTACATGACCAATTGTATCTATACCACGTCTACCGCATCTCGATGCTGCTTGATTATATTCATGTGCCATGAGAAATCTGCGTCCATTGCCATCATATTTGGTTAAACTTGTAAAAATAGCTGTACGGATTGGACAGTTCAATCCAATTGCGAATGATTCTGTCGCAAATAATAATTTAATATATTTTTTACTAATCATTAATTCAACGATTTCTCTCAAAATGGGAATCATTCCCGAATGATGAATACCAATCCCTCTTTCAAGAAGAGAAATTAGTTCATTATATTCTGGTAATCCTAAGTATTCTTGATAATTTGGTAATTTACGAATAATTTGTTCACATTCTCTACGAACAGTATACGATACTTTACTATCATCTTCCAAAAGAGGAGTTGTAATTTCTTTAGCATACAATTCAACGTTTTTTCGAGAAAAAACAAATGCAATTGCAGGCAACATATCTCGTTCACGTAAATATAGAGTTAAATTATTTAATACATGTTGTCGCTTAACCATTATTTCATTATTATCTAATAACTGTTTCATCTGTTTTAACTCCAAATATCCATTATCTTGAAATGTACCGTTAGCGTGTTTTAATGGTATTAGTTTATTCGTTTTATCACGAATTTTTTGTTGGGTTTCTTTATCTTTTATTTTTTTAAAAATACTTTCATTTGTAATTAAATACCCATAATGCGTAAGTGGAACAATTCTAGTATTCGTATATGACAAATATACCCTTTTATTTTTATGGATATTTTCACACCATTCTGCAAACTTTTCAGGTTTATCAATAGTAGCCGATAACATTATCATCTGAATATGTGAAGGCAACATTAATATTGTTTGTTCCCATACATGACCTCTGTCTGCATCGTTAATGTAATGGATTTCATCGAATACTACACAAGCTAATTCATTTTCTATATCTATTTGAAAATCTAAATTTGTTTTTTGATTTTGATCTTTATTTAACGTAAATAGATAATTCATCAAAATCTCAGTGGTCATTATTAATACATCTGCATCTGGGTTAACCTTAATATCACCAGTCATTATACCAAATGAAACAGTTGGATATTTTTGTGTAAAATCGTGATATTTTTGATTTGAAAGAGCTTTAATTGGTGAAGTATAAATTACTTTTTTGCCTTTTTGGGTAAAATATTGAATTGCAAATTCAGCTGGAACAGATTTACCTGTTCCTGTATGAGCAGTTACCAATGAATGATTTCCTTCAACTACAGCTTGAATTGAATATTTTTGAAAATCAGATAATGGATATGGAAATAAATCAAAATGTTCGTTATAGTTTGATTCACTTAGGTATATGGTATCGCAAATTACAACCATTTTTTGTATATTGTACAGTATGCCTTCTCTTATTATTACATAGTTATATTTTTAAATTGATTGCATAAATATTATATTACAAATGCTACAATAAATATCATAACAGTAAATATATTTATTTCATTTGGAATAAAGTTCAATATGAATAAAAATGTTTTTATAAATATATATATAATATAATACAACAAATGAGTTTAATTGAAAATAAACCATTATATGGGGTTCAATATGGAGTAAGTATTGGACAAAATAATAGAGTAGATGAATTAAATGACCGCATTCTAGAAAGATCATTTCCAAATATGCCATTACAACCAAATTATGATCCACGCCCAGTATCTACAAAATATGCACTATTTCCGATAATCGATATGAGAACTTCACCAAATCTAAGAAAAATGCCATATTTAGACTATCATGTAGAAGTTGGATTTAATCCGGGTAATTCGCGCGGACCGTTATCAGGATACATAAATAACGTTGATACTGAAACCGAATTAAGAAATCAGAATATTAAATTAGACAAGGGCGATTTAGGAACAAAATATATACCATCAATTCAAAGTGATTTGTATAATGTTCGCATTCAAAGCGAAGATAACGGCGAGTTAGAACAGCAACATCCATATTTATTTAAACCAAATGTTATCGAACAATCCAGTCCAAAATTTATTTTTGATAATAAAATTGGAAAAGATGTATTCTATAATCATACACGTACACAACTAAGAAATACGCTATAGAAATGATAAAATTTATCATATATTACTATATACGATGAATTGGTTAAGTATTCTAATATCATTATCCATAATAATACTCATAATTCATTTTTTCAAATTATTTAATACAAAACCATATTATGAAGGCTTTAATCAAAATGCACCATTTGTATTAAAACGAAATAACCAAATATATGATTCATTCTACGCGATGGTATATGATGATTTATATAAAACTGAAACTAGAAGTGATTATGAATATAAAAAAATTATTGAAATGACTCAGCCAACCGAAAAAAGTGAATTCTTAGATGTAGGTAGTGGAACCGGTCATTTAGTCAATAATTTAAACAACGCTGGATATCATGCAATTGGTATCGATAAATCCAAAGCGATGATCAACTATTCTGAAAAAAAATTCCCTGATATAGATACAAAATGCGGTGATGTAATCGATTCAATGAACTATGATAAGGGAGTATTTACTCACATAACATGTATGAATTTTACCATTTATCATTTAGAAGATAAATTAACATTTTTCAAAAACTGTTATTATTGGTTAATGCCAAATGGTTATTTGATAATGCATTTAGTCAATCGAAATAAATATAATCCAATCATACCTGCAGCTAATCCACCTTTATTAGATAACCCACAGAAGTATTCTAATGTAAGAATTAAAGATTCAAAAATTAATTTTATTGATTTCGAATACCAAAATTCACATGATTTCAAAACAGATAATGATAAACGCGTAATCATGAAAGAAACTTTCACAGATGCTTCGACAAAAAATATTCGACAAAACGAATTAACATTGTATATGGATAACATTGATGAAATTGTTAATATCGCAAAAAAATGTGGATTTATACCACATGCACAAATTAAATTGTTAAATGATGAACATCAATATATTTATATTTTTGAAAGATTATTGTAATTTTTTTGCTTTTACATATTTTTATACATTTATACCGAATACAATAACCGGTTTTTTAATTCATTCCAAAATAATAATGGTGCAACCATTCTATAATGTCCTAAAAACCATTCATCGTCTAATGATTTTATGCAACGATTACTATTGTCCAAATGATATTGTTTACTATTCGCAGTACTTACAAATAATATTTTATTTGTACTTCTATTTTGAAGAGCACCTTTTAACATTATTACATCTTTTTCTACCTCTTTTTTTACTATCAAAAGAATTCTCCAATTTTGCTTACCGTTTGCAGTATCCGGTGTTAATCTTGCTAAATTCTCTTTCGAGTGTTCAGTTAATAGCCATCCATCGTCATAGCTATTTGATTCAATGTTCATATTTATTTCTAAAATTTCATTCGGATCTTTGTTATATTGCAGTGTTCCGGGTAAATCACCATAATAAAACCCGTTCAAATGTTGGTTATGTTGAGAAAGCTTTTGAATATCGGTCATTTTCTTTGTATGTATGCATATTCCATAATGCAACAATTATAATTCAATTTTTTACAAAATAGTCTAAAAAATTGGATTCGATGGTTTAGTAATTGTAATTTATCTTACATATTTACCTACGCGTGTAAATGAATCTACTGTAAAAATTACAAAAACGCCTAAAAATATATACAAAATAAATTCTTCTGTAATGTTTGCTGTTTTTTCCATTTGTTGTTCTTCCAATAAATGAATCATATAATTGATTTTTTCCATGAAATTATCATTTGATGATCCATTTGATAATGGACCCATATTTGCATAATATGGCTGATTGTTTTGGAATAATTTAGGTGAATTATAAGTATGTAAATAATTACTATAATTGCCTAAATTCATTTCATTCGCTGAATATTGCGATGGTTGTTTTTCAATAGTTTTTGGCAATAATTCTTTTGGATTTAACTTTGGAGTTTCATCTTCAATGTCATAACTATTTGAATCCATAGTATCATTTCGTCTAACACTCACATGGGGATTATTAATTGGTTGAAAATCTGCTAATCTATTTCCATCATTATTTTCAGTTAACTTACTCAATAATTCACTTACGCGATTGTTCTTCTCGCGACTTGCTTCTTCAGTTTCTTCTATTGTATTTGGTTGCATTTTACGATATTTTTCATCTTCTGAAACATATTCTTCGTGTTGTAAACTTATGTCATCTACATTTGGTTGCCGCATTTTAACAGTGCGACGCATCGTTGGAATTCTTTTTTTTGTTTGTATATTATCATTAGTCCATGCGGACGCGGTTGATGCTAAAGACATTTTACTACCTATTATAATATTAATACATTTATATTTATTTATTTGGCGCAAATATTATGAAATGTCATAATATAGTAAATGTATCCAAAATTTAAATTGTCAAAATGTTTACATGATTTTATACCCATATTATTAATTGTATTTTTTGTATTTTTTCCAAATCGCATAATCCCATTTAGTCATACTACTTTAGGACGTTTTCTAGCAATTATGTTAATCGTATATTATGCTAAAAAAGATATTACTATCGGATTATTTGTATGTATTCTTACTATTTTCTATTATCAAATCGAGGATGTTGAATATATTCTAAATGTACCATATGTATCAGAAGGGTTTTTGTGGGAAATGACATTTGATGATGGTAAATCTCCAGTATATAATAAATTTTATACACCATACAAATATGAAGTATACCATGCATTTAATACCAAATTACAAAACGATGCTTCACTCGAGCGAAAATTTCAGCGTAAAAACTGTATCAACGGAGAACTTCAATCAAATGGAGTTAATGTCAATCCTGAAATGAGCGATCACATATTTCCTGAATTAAACTTTGAAGATACGCCATGTAATCCATGTAATCCAATGTGTAAATTTTCGATTATTGAAAAAAAAATGCACGTGGAAGAAGAGCTATTAAAACCAAAAAACTCGAATGAATGGTTTGATACTATTTTTTCCAGAATGCAAGTTATCTAATTATTATGCAATTTTCCAATAAAATGTACTACAATATTATAGAATACTAATTGTATGCCCTCTAAAAAATCAAATCAATTGCAAAATTTATTAAATAAATTCAATAATAACGTCCAATTAGTTAACTCTAGTAAAATATTTGCTGGATTAATGATCATTATTTTGAATATTTCATCCAAATTTGTTAACATTAAATTGAGTAAAAGTATTGAATCATATCTTAAAAATACATTTAGTAAACAAATTTTAGTATTTGCAATTGCTTGGATGGGAACACGTGATATTTATATTGCATTGATTATTACAATTATATTCATTGTCTGTGTTGATTATTTATTTAATGAAGAAAGTAAGTTCTGTTGTTTACCTGAGAGTTTTACCAATTATCATTTAGAATTACTAGATGATAACAAAGTGACAGATGATGATATAAAAAAAGCGACTGAAATTCTCGAAAAAGCTAAAAAACAAAAAGAAACTTACAAAGAAAGTTTTACAAATCCTAAAACTATAGAAACTCCCACATATACACAATTTCAATAGTTATTTGTATTTTTATATATAAATATATTATATAAGTAATCCAATATGAGTTTATATGATATTGAAAAAATAAAAATAATGATAAAAACAAATATACCAAATAAAGAACCGATTCCATTCGATAGTAAAACATTATATATTACAAACAAAATAGGATATTCTGATTATCCATACATTACAAAACAAGTTAGATATCCTTACGACGAATTAGCAAAAATGTCATATTCAGATATCGCAAATTTTTTCTTTGTTAAAAAGGTGTTCATTGATACGCTATCGAAATCAATTAAACAACAGGGGATAAATACATTAGAAACCCCAGAACAAAAAAAACAAAGAGAAGAAACAAATATTGAATACAATATAATTACTATGTTAGAATTATTGTTTCCTACATATTACCCAACGTATAACAATTTTTTTATTTCATTTGTTTCAAATATAGGCGGACAAGTAGAAATGCCCCAAAAAAGTCTGTTTGGAAATAAAAATAAACAATTTTCATATATTAATGTTGATAAACCTTATACTATAACCAAAATTACTTGGTTAAATGATATAATCAATCATCCTGTATATGGAGAATTTATTGATGATTTTAATAATTATAAAAAGTGGAGTGAATACATAATGCCTGAAATTGAAAATAAGATAAAAACATATCAAAGTGATATCGATAGATTGATTCAAAATATAGATGTTAACAATGAAATCCGCGAATTAGAAAAATACTTTACCAATTTAGATAATAACAGAAGAGGTTATCAGGATTCTAATATTTCTCAATCTAAATTTAATATATCAAATATGATTAAAATATTAAGAGTTATTGATGTATATAAACAGTTTTTAAAAAATGACAATAAAGACGGGTTTTTATCGGTATATGCAAAAATAATTAATGACTTAATCGATCCTGCAAAAAATAATTGGGTAGAATATAATGCAAATAGTGATAAGTATTGGTATCCTGTTCAAATTTTAAAATATAATACTAGCGATGATACTTATGATATTTATATTTACAAATATAAGGATGGTGATTATATAGCAGAAGTCGAAAAATATGTTTCTAGTTCACGATTGCGACCATTCAATATTAAACCCGGAACCAATGTAGTTAACTATGAATTCGCGAATTATTCCGACACAAGACAAACAAGTAAAAAAAATTTAAACAATATATTTACATCATCTCGCGCTTCCGTCGAACAAATTAGTTCAATTAATTCAGTTAATACAGATTATGGAACAGCTGATATAAAAATTGGTAGTACTGGATATAAAAATATACATTTCATATACTTACGATCACTAAGCGAATCATCTGTAGATAGCACAAAATATACAAAAGAACCACATCAATACTTGAGTGATTCTTTATATAAATTAAAAGAAATTTATTCTAATCTTAGATATACTAATTTTTCATTGAATTTTAAAAATTTTATACAGAAATTATTAGAATTTAATGATAAAAAAATTCAATATAGTACATTCAAAGATTCATATTTAAATATAGAAAATGATTACTTGAAATTTGATATTAAATTTCAGGTTGATGACGAATTTGAACAATTCACCGAATTATCAAAAAGTATACAAAAAATTTCATCATCTTATACAAAAACAACAAATAATACATTACAAATGATAATTGACGATTATGTAAATAATAGCAAAAAATATGAAGTAGAATTAGAAGAAAATGGCGAAATAAAATATAAATCCCACTTATTCTATGAATTATTAAATTATATAAATGATTGTTATTTTTTAAATTCGAATTGTAATAAAAGCGATATTTATAATGCATACACATCAATCAAAGATAAAAAAGACATACTAAATTTTGAAAAATTTGCACAAAACAATGATAATACGTTATTAAAAACAAATATTAACCGAATTAATTTAAAAGGTGGTAAAAATTTACCACATTATGAAATATATATAGCAGCTGATTTGTTAGGAGATAAAATAGATGAAACAAATGTAAATAAAATTAAATGTGCATACGAAGATTATAATGCTACAAATAATTTAACCAATCTTAAACAAAACCCATATATTGTAGAAGAAGGCCCTTTGATTGAATTACCAAAAAATCCACCAATTAAAAATGGAGGTAAAACTAAGAGAAAATATAAAAACAACAAAAAACTATCAAAAAAATACACGCGGCGAATTGTATAAATATAATTTTGATGAATTACATACAAAATTATATACATTTTAACATTTCATATGGCATATTATCTTCCTGTCCAAACTTTTATTAATGGTAAATGTTGAAAATATTCTTTATCGTTAAAATTTATACCCCAAGGACAATACGCATGAATATTTCCTAATAATGATGTTTGTTTTTTTTCATTATATTGTAATAAACAAGCTAATACTCGTTCAAAAGAACAACGATTATATCTTGTTAATACATATTTTAATAAAATACTAATATCATGTTTATTATTAATATACATTAAAAAATCATGTGTAATAATAGACATACAACCAAAACAACCTTTCCATAATTGTTTATCTTGATAAAAAATAAGCAATTGTTCATCATTAAACGATTTTATCATATTAGTCTCATCTTCGATTTGATCCCACATATCATGTTCAAACTCCCATATAACTTTATATTTATCTACACTCATATCTATATATGTATTTATAAATACACTATCGTGAATTATAACAGCAGTTTCAAATAATTTATTATGTAAATAATAATAGTATGGCAATAATTCACCTCTACCTGGATATGCACTCTTTATAATAGTAGTTTTATATAATTCTCTTTGTGTAATATATTCATAATTACTATTATCATCTATGATAAGAATTAAATTTTCAGGATAGTATTTACGAATACTTTCATAACATAAATTCCAATAATTGTTTGTTAATTCGTTATTTACGTGCCTTAGTATAATAAATCCTATATCGGACATATATATTTATATATATTTATATATATTTATATATATATTTATATTTATATATATTTATATATTTACCACAATATCAACATCTATAATGTAAACAAAAATGGTTTATTATTAATATATTTACCTACTTCTAAACTTACGTCTCCTTCTTCATCTATTCCATAAATAACGCCATTTTTCTCATTGCTTGTATAATATGTGTTTCCGTCTATATTAACTTCATACACTTCGGCCTCTTCTTCGGCCTCTTCTTCGGCCTCTTCTTCAGCCTCCTCTTCTTCGGCTTCTTCTTCAGCCTCCTCTTCATCCTCTTCTTCGACTTCCTCCTCTTCTTCATCCTCTTCTTCTTCTTCTTCTTCATCCTCTTCTTCTTCTTCTTCTTCAGCCTCCTCTTCTTCGGCTTCTTCTTCAGCCTCCTCTTCTTCGGCTTCTTCTTCAGCCTCCTCTTCTTCTTCTTCAACCTCTTCCTCTTCTTCAGCATTACTTAATATTTCATATACAATATTATTGCATTCTTGTGTAGGTAATACAATTACTTCATCATCAATACTTGTTGTTTCATTATCATGAATTGGTACATCTCTTACGACTGTATCTTTATATTTACGACTTAACTTTGGTAATTTATTTGGTTTACATTTGCATACATTATTATTTAAGTTTTCTAATGTTAATAATGATACATTAGATGTAATCAACTTAACCAATTTTTTCAAATTTTTATTTTTCTTCTTAAGTTTTTCATTTTCTTTTATTAATTTTTTTACAATTGGAATTTCTTGAACGTAGTAAAAATTTTCTAAATAATCACTTTTCTTAATATGCATTTTACACTCGGTTAATTATAATAATAAAAATTCTTTAACCCATTTTCATAATTATTTTATCATACTACTATCTTTATCCATGAATCTGGATACATATCACTTACATTGTTTTGTATTGAAGGACCAAACCATATACTAGGATAAAAGACAATTTTACCATCATTTATATTAAAATAAGCTCCCCACCAACTAAATGAACTGTTTGCAATAATATTTATCTTACAACAGCTCATTATTATCAACTGTTTCCAATCATCAATTGTATCATCTACTTTTATAAACTCTTTCACTTGAAACTTTAATTTCAATCTCTCAATTATACTATTAACATATTCATTGTCTTCTTCTTCACAAAAATATAAAACATTATATTTGGATAATTCTTCAGTCGGTATCGTTTCTAATGATTTTTCATAATATTCATATGGAAGAACTGGATGACAGTCTTGTTTCGTTTTATAATCACCTAATCTAAAATGCATACTAATTGTATTTTTTTCACTAAACAATTCTGGGTATTCATTTAATATGTCTAATTGTATTCCGTAAATACCAATCAAATCAAATATTTTATCTTGTACTTCTTGAAAATATTTATAACTTTGAAAATATCCATTAAACATTACATTATCGATTTTTGGAATTTCTGTATAATTAAAACTCGGCTCATTATACATTGGATGTGAATATAATAAATTATTTATAAAAATATTACTATTATTAAAATTTTCAGGATTTGCTGTGTACATTCTTATATTTTTAAAAAAAGTATCCCAATAAGTTGGTCTTTCTACACCAGTAGTTAATTTATCTGAATATGGGAATATAAAAGGTATCTCATTTTTTATAGCTACAGCCATTACCATCATTATTTGAAATAATTGATTACCCAATCCGCCCATTAAATTGCATGTAATCATTCTTATTATATACTATATAATTATATAATGTTTATATTTATAGAATAAATATAAATATATTATATATACCATAACATATAATATAATGTCGCTTAGTGTTGATTCTGAAAATACATGGAAAAATACTGAAGAACTTTCAGCCCCAATGATTGAAGAACCAATTGAAAGAATCGAAAATGAAAATCAAGAAGATTTTATTGAAAATACACTAGATTCTGTAAGTGATATATCAGGAGAAAACGTTGAAACTACAACTGAACTAACATATAGTGAAGAGATTATTGACGTTGAACCTACTGATAACTATGTAGAAACTGAAAATAAATCCTCCGAAAAATTAAATACTATACAAAAAATTAAAAATATACCGAATTATTTACATAAAAAATTAAATTTAAAATGCGCATTATGCAGTTCTGTATAATACTACCTACTGTAAATATATTTTATAGTATAAACTACAAAATATATATATCTATGAACTTAATCCAAATTTGTCTCGCATTATACTAGTTTTACTAG